TTCATACTGCGCACGGAATATATCGTGCGAGTAGACAGAACCGATTTCGCGGTAGATGCCTTCAACATCAACCATGCGGATATTGCCGCGAGCGTTGTCGGCAACCGTGCCAAACCAACCGTTGCGCAACTGGACGCGATCACCCTTTTTAAGATCGTTGGTTTTCATGTTACTTACCCTTGTTAAAGCCGATGAACTGCGCAACGAAAAGACCGAGCGCAAGCCAGAAAAGCAAACCGAAAACGATAGCCCAAAACATTACGCCACCTCTACCAGAGTGCGACCGTCAACCGTGGAGTAGTTCACCGGATCGGTGGATTCGTCCACGCGAACATCGCGAACCGCGAACCATCGGCACATGAGGTCGTCAAGCCACAACTGCGCTTCCTTGGCAGTCGCGAACCGCAAGCCGTTACCGGCAAAAGGACCAGAATCCGTAGTGCGAACCATGGGAGCGAAAGACATATTAGCGCGTTCCATATTGAATGGCATCGGCATCGGCATAGCATTCTGCCGCATACCGGTCGTCGGCATTTTCCGCGATCCTGTCGCGAATGTGAAGAATGCGGCTCATGCTATGCGCGGCATCATTCTTGCCGGTAGCATAGCCGCTACCGTAGTCGGTGCGACCGAAAGAAAATTCGCCGTAGCTGGAAGCCTGCGACGGATTGCTGTAATAGCCATCCATGTAGCCGCGAGCGTATTCGGGCGTGGCGCGTTCAAGCATTTTGGGGGAAAGCATCTTACATGCTCCAATACGTTTCGGTAGACGGGTCGCACGATGCCGGGGTGCCGAGACTGACCCACACCTTGCCACCGCAAACCGACTGCTTCCACTCACCCTTGCCGCGAGTAGCAGCTTCATATTCGTCTTGCGAGTAGACGGTGTAAGCATCCTTACCTACCGGCATTCCGCCGCGAGTGCGCTTGCGCTCGCGAGCATTCAGCTTGTCGCAAGCGTTCTGAGCGCACTTGCGGCTCTTATACTGGCGCGTGTAATACGGCTGGACCATGGACTGCGAATAGACGATTTTGAACATTTTCACTCTTTCCGTTTCTCGACTCTATGTAACCATTATAGCAAAACTGGCTATAAAGGCAAGAGTGAAAACCTACGCAGAATCAATCACTTACGAAAAGGGCAGGAATCCGAAAATCCCTGCCCTTTCAATGACTTACGCAGCTACCGCCTCGCCGTTCGCCACGATCACCGTGACCTTCGAAGCCTTGCGGTTCGCACGCTTGCGAGCCTTCGGGGTGAAAGCCTTGGCGCGGAGCGACTCCAAACGAGCCTCAAGCTTCGCGATTCGGGCAACACGCGCAGCCTTGAGAGCCTTCACCTTGTCAGCCTTGGCAGTCGCCTTCGCAGCCTTCGCAGCCACCTTTTCAGCCTTCACATCGGCGCGGAGCGCAGACATAAGAGCATTCGCGTCCTTCAAAGACGAGCGGAGGATCTTGGCGCGGAAGCGGGTGTCTACAAGCGACTGGGCAGCAACAGAAAGGGTCTTCATAAAATCTTACCTTTTAGGGTTTCAAGAGCGGGTGAAGAACCTTTCCTCACCCTGTAATACCAGTATATTAGAAATAGAGGAATTTGTCGAGCCTAATAAGTCTTCAAGAATCAAGGACTTACGAATACGCTAGGAGCCACTGTGAGCCGTTCTGAGCGTAGCAAGGGATAGCCGCTAGGGTAGCCGGGGGTCAGTCCCAAAGAGCGCGGAAATAGACTCCAAAGAGCCGCAATCCGTTGGCAATGCGCTTGTGGTGGGATTCCATTGCCGCCCGGTCGCAGACGCGGGTATGTTTTGGACCGTCTACAATCTGATACCCTAAAACGGAATCATTATCATCTAGAATCTTGGGTTTGTCACCCAATTCATGCGGCAGTCCAATTGGGTTGTTTTCGTTGTCGATTGCCTGAAACATGACATGCGATTCGCCAGTATAGAACTGATCGTCGTTGCCTTCATCATTCAACTGTTCGAACGCCCAAATCATTTCACCGAGAATCCAATCCCAACGCAAGAAGTGATTGCTGTCGGTATCCCATTCGTTCTCTTTGGTAGGAGCCATGTCAGAACGTAGGTTGTCGGGAACATCATTATCATCGGTACATGGCGCACCGTGTTGTGTTGCCTTTAGTTGCTTGAGTAGCGGCAGGATGATGGGTGTAAGAGTCGCGTCCGCGCTCCATGTATCGTAGTTGTCGATCTTGATAATCTGAACGCGAGGGATCTTGTTCTTGATCCAGTTGACCGGACCACAGACTGCCGTTTGCCAAATCTCCATGGTCTTTTCAAACGCACGGTCTAGCGCATCACGATCTTTGATCTTGATTTCCCAATCGTACTTGTCGTAGCGAGCCTTATACCACCAACGTTCCGCATCTTGCGTGTTCCAGTGGTTGCGATAGCCGCCGATCCAGATTTTCATAATCCAAACCTCATATCCAGTAAGGATAGGGTAGTCAGTATATCCGTATGATGAATTGCCTGTCCACCGGCATTGATAAAATTGACCACGATTCCTTCCTGATCATCAATCAAGAGTCTTTCTGGTCTTGCGAAATTTGTCTTGTGCTTTCTACCGGGGACGATATTCGCAGGACAGGTGATACCATGTTCTCCCAACCAAAGATTCTTCTGGTCGTATATCAGGTCGAAAAAGTCCGTTCCACCGGTAGATGAAAGAATCTCATATGGGACTCCGCTGTTATCAACGAATTCTAGAAGTTCTTCCGCACCGGGATTCCATTCCAGACTCATGAAGTGACCGTCTGTGATGAACTGTTTCCATCGCGCATCAAACTCTGGCTTCTTGATAGAAACAGGGTCTATGTTGAAGAGTTCGATATACCGCTTGTTGAAGTTGGTAAGAACGCCATCCATATCCAAGTAAATCAGTTCAATCATAGTTGACGAATCCAGCAACCTTCTGCTACAAATATTGAGTCGATACCAAACGCAGCGTGTACCGCGCTCTGGACAGAGGGCGTGAAGTAGTCATGACCAGCTATCACACCACCACGTTTGACCTTCGGAATCCATGTAACGAGGTCTTTGACCACCGCATCGAAACTATGGTCCGCATCAATGAACAGAAAGTCCACCGAAGCGTTTTCGAATAGGGCGGCAGCATCCCACGAAACACTGCGAATGGTCTTTACGACTTTCTTCAGTGGCTTCATGTTCTTCAAATATTTCTGGTATACATCTTCGCCGTTATCGCCCGACTCATTCTTGTAGTTCAGATAGGTTGGATCAGCTTCGAACGACCACGAATCAATCGAATTCAGTGTGATCTTCTTGCCGGAATTGATTATCTCGACGGCAAGAAAGGCTGTTGACTTTCCGTAGTAAGATCCCAACTCCACGAATACGGCACCATCGGGCGCACGCCTGACTACTTCCGCATACAGACTCGGAAAGGTGAAATAGTCGGGTCCAAATGTTTCGCCTTGATAGATATGTTCCATGTTTTACACCGGATGATGAAAGAGTTCGTAGACTTCGCCATATCTTCTTACGAAGACATTACCCTCATCAAGAATCTGTCTTGCGAGCGTGAAATCAAATCTTGGATTGTCGTCTGCTAGGAAAACGATTTCCTTTATGCCAGCCTGAATAATCGCCTTTGCGCATTCCTTACAAGGATGAAGCGTGACATACATGGTGCTACCATGAGTGCTGAATCCTTCTCGCGCAGCATTGAGAATCGCATTCAATTCTGAATGGACCACCCAATCGTATTTCAAAGGTCGTTCGTGTCGCTCTGAAATGTTGTCATTACAGCCACGCGGAAATCCGTTGTAGCCTGTGGAGAAAGCATTCTTGTTCCTGACAAGAACGGCTCCTACCTGAGTAGAAATGTCCTTAGACTTAGAGGCGACAAGTTCCGCTTGCCGCATGAAATATTCATCCCACGATTTAATCATAGATCACCAGTATAGCATAGAAGATAAAACTAATCAAGCAGGTTCGACAGGAAGCCTCTTCTTGCCGATATTATACTTAGCGACAAGCTGCCAATCATTCTTTTCTTTGTGTGGCAGGATCTTAATTTGACTTAGAGGCGCAACCGGGTCAGCCGATTTTGAGGGTTCGACCAGCGTACAGAGTCCCCATTCGCCCATCAGGTTCGCAATGGTGTTCCGACGAGCAACGTCGTTATCGGACATGTTCGATGGCTTGCCGTCTAGCTCAAACAGTTCCTTGAAATGGACGATGTAGTACCGCCCCTGTTTGTGTAGGATGTGGCAGGACTGGTAGAGGACATTTTGATTCTTGGCGGCAACCCCAATACGGGTCAGGGTTTCGCGGACTTTGAGGAAATCGTTCTTCTCGGCTAGAAGAATCTCAACCAACTTTTCGATGCTCATGATTACTCACCTTTTTCTAATTCTCGTTTCAGTGAGTTGATCTGATCGTCTGTCAGGATATTGAGAGCATCCAGAGCCTTAGCATCTGAGTATCCATAGTATTCTTTTACGACTGCCAAATCAACCGGCTCGACACGCTTTGCCCATTTTGCGAATGGTCTTCGGCATGGCTTGACAATATTTAGCAGAAAGTCATATTTGAGTTTGTTGTCCAGACCGGGATACTTGTTAATCTCATTGGCGATAAGAACCGTATCGGGGTACTGCGAGAGGGCGCGGTTGACCACAAAATGCGGATATGCCTTCTCGTCCTGCTCAGTCAGCAGGCAGTTCCGTTTCGTCTGTAGGATAGACGGGATCAGTTCTTTGAATAGGTCAACCATCTTTATTTTCCAAATAACGAACCACTCGCATTATACCCTCAAGATCATCCCCAAAATGCCCAAGACTTCGATTACATTGCGGACACAACCAACCTCTAAATTTACCCGTCTTATGATTGTGGTCTAGATCATATCTCTTAGATTCCTTCCCACAAATCTCACAACATATGGGTTGATATGGGGCAGACTCCCGTAGTGTGTCTAAATGCTTCGTGACACTCTTGATGCAATCATTACATCTACTGTTCAATACTATGATATCACCCGCCCTTCGATGGTGTTCACGATATTCCGACAGAGGGAGTTCGCGCTTACAAATACGACATACCTTAGTCTGAATTATCCCTTCACCGAAGACCGTATATACGATCATACAAACTCACACTCACCCATAATCTCGGTGAGACATGCGACCAGATTGAGTTCCTGATCCGCAACAAACGCCGCCTGATACTGGTATCGCGCAAGGATGACCACCGCATTCGGGATCGTTTCCTTCTTCATGACTTCGTACAGGTTGTCGTATATCTTACGGAACAGCCGTGCGCTATCATCGTTACCGTGCTGCGCAACCCACTGCCGCATATTGCGGAAGTTGCGTTCCTTGAGTGACTTGACCAGTTCCGTGATTGTGATATCGGACACGTTCGCGAGAATACCCTCGTCAATCGTGCCGGATACAGAGTATCGTTGTAGCTCGTTCAGGACGCGCCGATAGTCAGGGAAGAACTTCTTGATGACCTCTGCGACCACCGGCAGCTTGTAGGACACGCCTTCGGTCTTGAGAATCTCGTCTACCCGACGCATGAACTCACGCGCCATCTTCGGCTTGTCTTCCGGCTTGAGCTTGAACTCGACCACCGCGCAGCGTGATGCCAGCGGTTCGATAATCCTGTTCTTGTAGTTACAGGTCAGGATGAAAGTACAGTTATGGGCGAACTCTTCCATCGCACCGCGCATAGCAGGTTGTGTGGAATTCGGATTCAGGTAGTCAGCCTCGTCAATGATGATGACTTTCTTAGCCGCGAACATCGACATAGAAGATGCGTAGTTCTTGATCTTCACGCGGAAGGTGTCGATACCCGATTCATCGGAACCGTTGAGCATCATGTAGTCACAGCCTATCTCTTCACAGAGAGCCTTGGCGATTGTGGTCTTACCGACGCCGGGAGTACCACACAACAGAAGATGTGGGATTTCCTTACGGTCTACGAATGCCTGAAAGGTGTCCTTCAACTCAGTAGGTAGGATACACTCTTGAACCGTCTTCGGACGATAGCGTTCGACCCACAATGATTCATTCATGGCTGTTTCCCGAAATCGTCTTTGTATAATCCTTCTCGGCAGCGACGGATGCGTTCCCTGCGGAACTCACGGTATAGGGTTTTCCATTTTTCAGGAATCGCGAATTGAAGTCCACGTTTTTCAATCTCCTCAAAAATCTTATATGTAAGATTGTTTATCATAATGTAAAGGGCGGGATCATGCCGGTTTCACAATCCCGCCCGAATCTTGCTTAACCCAAGACTCTTAGAGAACGTTTAGACGCCAGATTTGCTGTTCAAGATATTCGATAGCAGTCGCAACATCTCTCGTCTGTCGAGCAATGCGATCCATCATACCAGAATCCAATTTCTGTTGTGGGCATTTCGCATCGGCAGGATTATTGAGTACCTGTGGTCCGAGAAGACTATCTGCCCTATCACGAACTCTGGAATGTAGCTCCTCAAGTCGCTTTAGACATACATCAAGTCGGTCGGTGATTTGACTGGTTACAGGCTCTTGTGTCGCCGGTTCAACTCCGCTTCCGCATTGCTGTGCTTCGTCCTTATACATATCACGATTCACATCACGATAGCCGGGAGGTGCAGGTCGCCATCCACTATGTTCCATTCCCATTTTCATCTCCTATTAGCTCACTATCTGATACAGTTCATTGACTTCGGCTGCGACCGTATTCTCTTCCTCAATGTTATGCTTGTGGAATGCTCGCGCAGCCTTACGGGTCAATCGCTTGTTCAGTTCGAATTCTTCCGCGCAACGGTTGACGATTTCGCGAATGTTATCGCGCTCGGCTTCCATACGGACAAGTGAATTTGAAATCTCTCGCATACAGGACTTCAGTGAAGTAATCTGTTGTGGTGTAAATTGTGGGATAGCCATGGTAAGACCTCTTAGAAGGTAGATAATGCCGATTCGACAGCAACGTAATATTCAATCGGTTTTTCGGTGTGTTCGAACTTCGCCAAACCCTTTGTCAACTTAACACCATAGTTGCCGTCGAGCATCTTCCAGTTCTCCACCTTGAGAACATAGACAAACTTGCTTTTGGTCGGGGCAATCTCAGTCGATGACATATCGGACGAATCATCCTTTTCGTCATGAGACTGGATGTAGATTTTCTTGCCGTCGCCACGGAAGATCATGTGTGGTGATGCCGAGATACCCGCGCTCTTGCGCTGCCAGAGAAGGTCTTCGGAAGACAGGGTAAACTCATGTTCTGGTTTATCCATCGACAATTTCTTGTCGGGAATGATTGCCGTGATGACCTTCGGTGAGCTATACTTGATGTAGTCTGACCGCTTGCCGTCTGCGCTCTTGAATGTGAGTTTGTCGGAATCGAACCCTAGCTCGCAATCCTTATACAAGGAAATCTTGGCGAGCAACCGGTTCAGGTCATAAAGACAGAACTCGGACGGGAAGGACTCTACGACTTTTGCTGATGCTAAAACCGTCTTGGTTGGTGTGATCGTTGTGAGTTCGCTTCCCGCCCGAATTTGAATGCTCTGATTAATGGTGGCGAAATTCTTGAGAATCTCAACCGTATTTTCACTTAACTTCATAAAATATGTATCTCCAAAGGTATCTCTAGTATATCACTATTCGATCAGATTGACAACCTTTTCCTCAAGGCTTTCGAGTGTATCTGAATTAGAGATTTCGGCATCGAAACCTTTTCCAACCCACGCCCACTCACTGTAATGGATATTAGGGAAAGACCGCATCTGTTGTATCGACCCGTCCCAATTAGTGCTGACGTTGTATGTTTCTGCCCAATCATACCAGACCGGTTCCAATCCACGCTTTACGCGAACCACCTTACCGCCAGCATCGCGGATCATGTCGATTTCATTTGGGAACCGAACATCGGCAAGAACGTAGTTCTTAGCAGGGTCCGTGCGGCGTAGGAGAGATAACACCCAAACGTCCTTGTGAAATACGTTCCTGCCGGATTCAGTTCCCATAAGTTGAAGGGCGAGGCGGGGCGAAAAGGGCTTACCCAATTTTTCACTCCACCACGGGTCGTCCGATTCCCGCCACAAACGAGATTCCTTTGTGTCGCCTTCCAACATCTTTCGGTCCCATCCGAAGATGGGAGCGACCGCATCCTTCACCGCATTGGCAAAGCTTTCCTTTTGGAAACCAAGCTTGCGTGTAAGGATATCCGCGACTGAGCCTTTGCCAGCCCCGATAAACCCTACGAGTCCGATGATAGCCACAGTCAAAACTCCAATTGTATAAATAAACCCTACTAGACCAATAGCGAGTGTGGTCCTAATTAGACTAGCGGCTCTTCCTTGACCAGAAGCACCTTGCTTCCGTAGACGAGCAACTCTACCTTTTCACCGGGTAGAAGAAGATGCTTTGGACCATACCAATCACTTCCTTCGACGTATTCGCATACCTCGACATTGTGTGGACTTGTATCACCAGCACCGGTAAGATTTTGAACAGTTACTTTAGTTGTCATGTTAGAGAGTTCCTACAAAGTTTGCGACAGCAGACATATCACCGATAAAGGCGTAAGTGCCGATATGATGGGTTTTCATCCATGGACAGAGCCAGATTTCGCCACCGATCTTTCGCCACATCTGGCAGAACATATAGTCTTCCGACAGGTATCGGTCGCTGCCGCCACCTGTGATGGAATCCTTTGTGTCGATCACGGTATCATAGTATGCGTGGATGTATCGCGTACCATCGAAGTTCGCCTGACCTACATGGTCTGGCTTATAGTGAATCTGTGGGAATGCTTCTCTTAGCTTGTCGAATACTTCGCGCTTGACGAGCATGTATCCGGTGCCGATTTCCAGAACGGAAATTGGTTCGCCTACCGAGAACTTTTCGGTGCCGGGAACTGGATTGAATACATAGTCGCCACCTAGCTTTTCCAGTTCAGGGATTTCGATTTCGGGATTGCGCTTGATGGCTTCCTTGACAGATCCCCACTTGATTGACTTCTTCGGGTATGGACCACCGACAACATCACGCTTCAATGCCAGCAACGCAATAACGTCGCGTGGGTCAAAGTGAATGTCG